TATCGCAAGAGCCGCGAGAGCGACATGGAGTTACTCGTTGACATTCTGATTCTCAAAGCGGCCGACGCCGACGGGAAGAAGCTCTTCGACATTGACCACAAGCCGACGCTCTTGAACAAGGCCGACAGCAACATCGTTGCGCGCGTCGCCAACGCCATTATCTCGACGGAGGCGCCCGCGGTTGAAGAGCTAAAAAACTGATCCACGGCGGGGAGGCTTCCGACTTCCTCGCCGTTTATGCCATTGCGGATCGCCTCGGAAAGTTCGCGCACGAAGTCGCAGCCATGCCGGTGCAGGAATTGAACGGCTGGCTGGCTTACATAGACCACCAGAACAAACTCAACAAACCAAATGGCTAGCGCAACATTCCAGCTCAGGGCGACAGACGAGACGGCGCAGGCGTTTGCGAGCGTGCAGAACCGTTTCGACCGGATGGGAATGAAGGTCAAGGAGCTCAACGCCAGCTTTGTCGGAAAGGGATTGCTCGCCGGTCTCGGCATCGGAGGCGGGTTGCAAGTTGCTCAAACGTTGATTGAGAAAATCTCCGACAGCTACAAGGAGGCGGCAGACTTCGCGAAGCAGATTGAGGAATCCACAAAACGGTCGCTTGAATACACGTTGCGCGCAATCAAGGAGGCGCAAACACCCGAGCAACAGATGGCCGGATTGAGAAAGGAGCAGGAGAGAATTATCAAACAGCGCAAAGAGTTGCAGGCACCAGTGATGTTCATGGCGCCTGCGCAACCAGGCTCTTTCTTCGATGAGTCGAAGAAGGCAGGGATGAAGGAGGCCGCAAAAACCGACGAACAGAAAAAAGCCATCGCGAGTTTGATTGAGCAGGAGAACGCATTGGCGGATGAGATGAAGAAGGTGCAGGACAAGATTAACGAAGGCCAGAAAAAGGTCTTCGATGACGCTGAGACTCTTCGGAAAACGGATCAGGATCGCAAAATCGCGGCGTTCCAAACTGGTCTGGACGTGATGGAAAAAGAGACCGACGCGATGATTGCCGCGCAGTCGAAGAAAAGCGAAGCCGTGCAAAAGGAACGCGAGGCGCTTGAAAAGCTGGCGGAAGGTTATCGCGACATCTCTGATCCGTCTCGCGTTTTCATTCGGCAGATTGACGAGGTAAACAGGCTTGCCGCTGATGGCAAAATCCCGATTGAGCAAGCTGCGCGCGCTGTTGAGGCGCTGACAATCGCGATGCAGAAGAACGAGGACTCCAGGGTTAACGCAGCCCTCAATGACTTTTTCGGAGACATTGACGATGAGACGAAGCGAATAAACAATCTCGGAAAAGAGATGAGTTCCCTTGAACGCGTTTCAATGGATGCCGGCGAAATGATCGCAAGCAGTTTTGAAGATGCAATTTTCAGCGGGCAAAAGCTGGGCGAAGTCGTGAAGGCGCTTGGGATGGATTTGATGCGACTGATACTTCGGCAGCAGGTCACGGCTCCGCTCGCAAAGGGGCTCGGCGAGGCAATCTTCGCCGGATTCCGAGCCGAGGGCGGTCCCGTTGGCGCCGGCAGCGCGTACATGGTCGGCGAGAAAGGGCCAGAGCTTTTCGTCCCTGGCTCATCTGGCAGCATCGTGCCTAATGGCGCGATGGGCGGTGGCAGCGGCAAAGGCGGCTCGTCGGTAAACATCACCTACAACATCGCGTCCGGCGTCTCGCGCTCGGACCTCGTGCCGATCCTCGACCAAGAGCGCAAGCGGCTCAAGGCCGAGATTCCAGACATGGTTCGGCGCGGCGGCTCTTACCGCGCTGCGTTCGCTTAATCGCAAAGCATCATGGCTATCACTTACCCACTCACGCCTCCTTCGCCGTTTCGCGCGAGCCGTCTCAGCTTCACCGGCGTTTCGTCGGTCTCGCGGAACCTTTCGCCGTTCACGATGCAGGTTCAGCAATACAACTGGCCAGGTCAGGCGTGGATGGGCTCCGTTGAATGTCCGCCGATGGTGCGTGCCGATGCCGAGGCGGTCATCTCGTTTCTCTTGGCGGCGCATCGCGGCACGTTCTATTTTCAGGACTACTCGAACCCAACGAACCGCGGCGGAGTCACCGGCACGCTCACCGTGACAACGGCCACGGCGAACTCGAGCACGCTGACGTTTTCCGGCGCCACCGGATCGTTCGCTTTGGGCGACTGGCTCCAGATCTCGACGAGCCTTTACAAAGTTGTGCAGGTCAATTCCTCGTCGTCGGTTGAGCTGTTCCCGGTGCTTCGTTCAAGCTACGCCGCAAGCACGCCGATCACCTACGCAAACGCAAAGGGCGTCTTCCGCTTGGCTTCGCCGCAGACCGAGTGGTCAATCGACCTTGCCTCAATTTACGGCGTCAACTTTTCGATTATGGAGGACGTTGCCACATGAGCATAACAACCGCAGGCCGCACGATCTCGGCCGACATGGTGGCGGAAGTCACGACCGCGCAGCTTTCGCCGATCCTGATGGCGCAGCTCGACTTCTCGACGCCGCTTTATCTTTGGACCGGCTACGGGACGCTGACCTACAACGGCATTGGCTACCTAGGTCTTGGCACGCTTGGCACCATTTCTCCGGTGCAGGAGACGACCGACCTTTCGGCGCGCGGCATCACGATGCAGCTTTCCGGCGTACCCACCGCAATGGTCTACGACGCGCTCACCGAGGATTATCAGGGCCGGACGTGCTCGGTGATGTTCGGCGCGCTTTCACCGACGGCCGGTTTGATCTCTTCGCCCATCACCGTGTTCTCTGGTCGAATGGACGTGATGCAAATCTCGGACGACGGACAGTCATCGCTCATCACCATGAGCGCGGAAAACAAGCTGATCGATTTCAAGCGCACGCGCGAAATCCGATACACCGACGAGGATCAGCAAACACTTTTCCCTACCTACGCTTCGATCACGATGCCCGACCTCGGGCTTGAGTTCGTCAACGCGATCCAAGAGAAGACGATTTATTGGGGCAATCAGAACCACACGAACGGGAGCAACTGGAACGGCGGCGGCGAGACGACCGCGCTGGACAACGAGTAACCATGAAACGCGCCGAGAATTGGCCGACCCTGCTGACCGCCTACATCGAGGAACGGCGCGAGGTTCCGTTTACGTGGGGAAAGGCCGATTGCTGCCTGTTTGCGGCCGATTGGGTGCGCCTTGCTACTGATCTAGACCCTGCGGCTGATTTGCGCGGCAAATACGATTCTGCGCTAGGCGCTCGACGCATCATTAAACGGCGCGGCGGGCTTGCCGCAATGGTTGCGCGGGCGCTGACTCCGCTCAGCTTCCGCGAAGTTGCATTATCGCTCGCCACACGCGGGGACATTATCGTTCGCGACTCGGGCGACGGCGATTGCGCGGGCGTGGTGCTCGGCAAGCAATCGGCTTTCGTCGGGCGCGACGGGCTGCGTTTCATACAAACCAACCTTCAAGCAGACGCGCGGGCGTGGAGAATCTAACATCATGCCAAGTTTACTCGTCGAGGCGGCCTACTACCTTTATGTTGCGGTGCAGGCCGTAGGCATCCCGCTTTCACAAGCCGCGGCAATCGCTACCGTCAACTTCATCGCCGTGACCGCGGCGTCAATGGCCGCGTCGAAACTCCTCGCGCCGAAGATGCCGAGCTTCGCGGATTCATCGATTGCTGAACGCTCGCAAATGGTGCGCTCGCCCATTGCCTCGCGCCAAATCATTTACGGCACGTCGAAAGTTTCCGGCGTCCTCGTTTACATTTCGACCACTGGCACGAAGAACGAGTATCTTCACCTTGTCATTGCGATGGCTGGCCACGAGGTCGAGGAGATCGGCGACGTTTATTTCGGAGACGAACTCGCGCTGACCGGATCGGGCTCGTCGGCGACTGGACGTTTCACCGGCAAGGCCGAGATTTACAAGCAACTCGGCGGAAGCGCGCAGGTCGCGCAGCCGCAGCTTGTCACGGCCACCTCTGGCTTGACCGACGGTAAATGGACGAGCGCGCATCGGCTGCGCGGGATCGCCTACATGTACGTTCAGCTCACTTGGGATACGGAAGTTTTCGCGAACGGGATTCCGAACATCTCCGCGATCGTGAAGGGGAAAAAGGTTTACGACCCACGCACGACGACGACCGTATGGAGTGCAAACCCCGCGCTCTGTCTTCGCGACTACCTCACGAGCGACCTGGGGCTCGCGATGAGTTCCGCCGAGGTTGACGACGACGCAGTGACCGCCGCGGCAAACATCTGCGAGGAGCAGGTGCAAATCCTCCCTCTCTCGCCTACGACCTACGAAAACCGCTACGACTGCAACGGCGTGCTCTCGACCAGCGAATCTCCCGACTCAAACATCGGGAAGCTCCTTACGTCAATGGGAGGGCTCATCGCCTATTCTGGCGGGAAAATCGTGATGTATGCCTCGGGCTATCGCATCCCGACCGTTACGCTGACCGAGAAGCATTTCGCTGGAGGAATGAACGTGCAGACGCGCACGAGCGCTCGCGACCGCGTGAACGCCGTCAAAGGCGTTTACGTGTCAGAGGCGAACCAATGGCAGGTCTCGGACTTTCCGTCGATTGCGCCGGCCGCGTATTACACGGCAGACAACAGCACGCGCTACTGGCGAGACGTGGTGCTGCCGTTCACGACCTCCTCGTCTTGCGCGCAACGCCTAGCGGTCATTGAGCTTCGACGCGCTCGCGAGGAAATCACATTCACCGCGCGCTTCCGCCTTGAGGCGATGCAGGTCCGTGCGGGCGATACGGTGATGATCACCAACGCGAAGCTAGGTTGGACGGATAAGGTCTTTGAGGTGATGGAGTGGCATTTCACAACCGACGGAAACCCGCCGCAGATCGGCGTTGAGATGACGATGCGCGAGACGGCCTCGAGCGTTTACGATTGGAGCGTGGGCGATGAGATTGCCGTTGCCGATGCGCCGAACACGACGCTTCCGAATCCTTACGAGTTGAGCGCGCCAACGAATCTCACGCTCACGGCCAACGGAACAACGCAACTCATCCAAGCCGACGGCACGGCGATGCCTCGAATCCTTGTTGCGTGGAGCGCACCTGCCGAGACGTTCATTCAATCTGGCGGCGTTGTCGGAATTGAGTACAAGGAGAGCACGTCGACAACTTACCTTACATGGTCCCGCGTGTCCGGCGATCAAACGCGCGACTACATTTCGAGCGACGTGAAGATCGGCTTGACCTACGACGTGCGCATCTTTGGAGAGTCTTACTTCAACGTCTCGACGAGCTATTTGACCGCGCAGACCGGCGTTGCCAAGGACACGACGGCGCCCGCAACCCCTAGCGGACTCACGGCGAGCATCGGCACCGGCAAGGCCGTGTCGCTCGACTGGAACGACAACACCGAGCCGGACTTCTCGGAATACGGCGTCTATCGGAAGACGACCGCAGTCACGCCTGCGAACGCGAACACCGACAAGATTGCGGAGGTGAGCGCGAGTCGCTTCGTCGATACCGCGGTGACGCTCGGCACCACGTATTACTATTGGCTCAACGCCTACGACAACGTCGAGAACGTGTCGGGCTTCACGAACTACGTCCAGGCGACGCCATCCACGGTTGCTGCATCCGCAACGGACTCGACGCCTCCTGACACGCCCGCAGCGTTTTCAATGTCGGGCACGCAACCGGGCGCTTACTTGTCGAATGACGGAACGACTTTGACTCGCCTTGCCGTGTCGCTTCCTGCGATGCCTACGCTCGGAGTCGTGCTTAATCTGCTCTACAAGCTCCAGAGCGGGACGCACTACCTGATTGCCGGGCAATACACAGCGGGCTCAATCGACGCGATTATCGACGACCTGACGCCGGGAGAATACTACACGATCGCGGTGCAAGCGTTCTCGGCGTTCGGCATTGGATCAACGGTGCGCGTGGTCACGGGGACGAATGCGCTTGCGCCGATCAACGCGACACCGCCGGATGCACCAACCTCGGTGACGTACATTTCGGGATCTTCTTCGGCCTTTGAGCGCGCTGCGGAAATGATCGGAGGAGCGGTCGCGTTTTCCGTTCGCGTAAACTGGACGCCGCCGGCGACCAAAAGCGTTCTCAGTTATGAGGCCGTGCGCACCAGCGTTGACAGTGACGCAGCGGCGAACACGGAATACGCCAACGGCAACTTCTTCCGGCAGTCTATTCCTGAGGAAATCTTTTCCGACCTCTCGCTCGTGACAGCCTACATTCGGGTGAGATCAGTTGATCGCACCGGACAAAAGAGCGCGTGGGCTGGCGGAGGTGTCAATCTCAACTCCCCTACGATTTACTGGGGGATTCCTGGCCCAACGCTGATGCGACAAAGCGCAAGCGGCGTGGCGATCACCGGCGGAACCGCAGAGCTGAGCACCGCGCGCTCCGCCTCGCTTATTGTCGCTCCATCGGCTGCGTCTAGTCCGCGCGCCTCGATTGCCTCATACTCGGGGACCGAAGAGCCAACACTGACAGGGACCGCGGCGACGGAAAACCTAGACGTTGACATTACCAACCGAGGATTCACCGCAAAGCCTGATTGGGGTTTGATCCAGATTTACGATACAAACGTCCTTGGCGTTTATGATTACGCGGCGGGGTCAACCTCGACAAACGCGCGCTTCGTTTTGTTTTCAAGGGATGGCGGAAACCTTCCGGCTGGATCACGCCGCATCCATTTCACGCTCGGCAAATACTAGCCACGCACCATGACCAAACCAATCCGCTTCGTCGTCGCATCCGATCCTCACGGCGACCAAGTGGACGCCGAAACCGAGACCGCGCTCTTCGCGTTCATCGCAGATTTCAATCCGCAGATTCGCATCCACGGCGGCGACAACTGGGACTTCCGCAACCTCCGCCGGGGCGCGAGCGACGACGAGAAGGCGCACAGTCTGGAGGACGACTGGCAAGCCGGCTCCGACTTCATGCGCCGGTTCTTCGACGGCGGCGCACAGAATCATTTCCTGCGCGGCAACCACGACGAGCGATTGTGGACCTTCGCCAACTCGGCCACTGGCTTGCTTCGCGACTACGCGCACGACGGGATTGCGCGCGTCGAGAAGCTCGTCGCAAAGAGCCGCGCCAAGATGCTGCCGTACGATTCCCGGCTGGGCGTGCTCAAGCTCGGCGACACGAACGTGATACACGGATACGCGGCAGGCATCGGCGCAGCGCGAAAGCACGCGCTCGTCTATCGCCGGTCGCTCTTCGGCCATACTCACAACTGTGACGTTGCCGTTGCCGAGTCGTGCGACGGCGCGAGCGAGGCCCGCGGAATCGGCGCGTGCTGCCGCTTGGACATGGCATACAACCGGCACCAGATGGGCAAACTGCGCCATCAAAACGCATGGTGCTACGGCCTTCTTTTTTCCGATGGAACCACGCAAATCAATCAATCCAAAAAGATCGACGGGCGCTTCTGGATCGCGTCCGACTTCCGCGCCGTCTGATCACGGCTGGGCCGCGCTGCTCTCGCGGCACATCGTCGCCCGAGGCAGACCGGCCGGCGAGGGGTGGATGAGCGCGGGCGAACTCGCGCCCGTGATGAAGCTGACCGTGCGCAACGTGCGCCCGAAGCTTGTCGCGCTCGCGCTCAGCGGGGACCTGGAACGCGCGGAGGGCAGCGGAGAGCACGGCCAGCCCTGCACGTATTTCCGGCCGGTGACGCGTGACGAGTGATTCGTCGGAAACATTTGACGCATTTTAAGTCGCGCAACCATCGTGACTTAGGGAAGCGACAGAACAAAATCCGCATTTGAGCTTTACGCGGGCGGGCGGATGGGTTTGAGTGTGCACGTCGAAGGGAATTAACCCCGAGACCAAAACCAAAAACAACATGACGTCCCCCACTCAAATCAACCGCATTGAGCAAGCCTTGGCCGAAACCCGTTTGCTCTTGAACAAGGAATTGAGCTACATGGTGCAGCATCAAAAGGCTGACACTATCGCCTGGTATCGCGCGCACATCGCGAAACTGAATGCGAAACTGGATACCCTGCTTGACTAAGCCACGGTCGCTCCCGCAAACCACCCCGCTACCTCTTCGGAGGCGCGGGGTTTTCCGGTGCCAGAGGGAATTAACCCGAAGGCCAAAACAAAAACATGACCTCCACGTTCCGCAACGAGTTCCACCGCTACGAAAAAACGATCCGCCATTCGGGCGACGTTCCGGCCTACTCGACGATCGCCAAACACATCCGCCAATCGCGCCCGAGCGACTGCCGCTCGACTTGGACCCTGACTCGCGAAGACGGTGCGCGACTCATCGCGATTCCTGCTCATTGCTACGGCGAAGGCAACGGCTACCAAATCGTTGAACTCTGAAATGAAACCTCTCGCCCTACTCTTCGCCATCGCGGTCACTGCGCAAGCCGCGCCACCCGCTAGCTTCTTCCGCGCGCTTCACATCGTCGAGACCTCAGGCCGAACCGGCGCTATCATCGGCGACAATGGCAAGGCGCTCGGACCCTTGCAAATCCACAAGGCATACCACGCCGACGCACGCATCGGCGGGGACTATTCCCGCTGCGCTGACTTGGACTATAGCAAGCGCGTGGTGAGCGCCTACCTTCAACGCTACGCTCCCGCAGCGTGGGCCACGGGCGATGTGAGCACCCTTGCCCGCGTGCACAACGGCGGGCCGCGCGGGGCGAGCAAGCCTGCGACGGTCAATTACGGCGCCAAGGTCACGCGCCTCTCAAAATAATTTCGGGGCATCCGCTCCAAAACAACAACAACAGAACGACAATGAACAACGACATTGATAGCCAAATAATCGCGTGCGCGCAAATCGTGCGAGCCGCAGTCAACAACGAGACGGAGGTGACGGTCTCCCGTCGCGTCGTGATCTCAAAGATTTATCCAGCCATCAAAGCGTATTTCGACATCTCGTTTGGCGACATCTTTAATCGCACTCAATGGAAATGGGAATGCGCTCAGGCCGACACGCTCGCAGAGGCTCAAGAAAAGGCGCTGACTCTGATCACCGCGCAGGGCGACGAGCGCAAACGCGAGATGCAACGGCTCCAGGAAGCCGCCGGCAAGCTCGGGCTCCAGCTCGTGGAGGCCACCGCATGAGCCGGCCACGCTCCCCAGAACGCGATCTCATCGTGCGCAATCTGCTGCTGGGATTGACCACGAAGGAAATCGCCTACGAATTGGGCCGCACCGTCGGAGGCGTCTCTAAGATTGCCTCGAACGCCGGCGTTAAAAAGCAATACGTTACCGACACGGAATACCGTCAGCTCCTCAACCAAAGAAAACAAACAGCATGACACTCGAACTCATCCACGCGGAACTCGTCCGCATCCGCGAAGCCCTTGAAGCTCGCCCCTACGCCGCCGGCGCACCGACCCACAAGGCCGTTGCGACGCAAGCCAAGACCGACGAGGTGCTGCTCCCGACCGAGATCGTGCCGGACGCCGGCAACGTCCAGGTGCATTTCGGGAAGAACAAAGGCGTTGCGCTCTCAACCCTCGGCGACCGCTCGATCGCTTGGTATGCGCAGGAGCCCGAGCCGCGCCTTCGCAATGACGGAACGCCGTTTCCGCCGCGCGCCGAGGACGTTCTCCTCCGCAACGCCGCGCGCACGCTCATCCATCAGAAGCGCGGGACTCTTCCCGCTGTTACCGCACCCAAAGCAATTCCCGCGGACCACGACGTCACGACCATCATGAGCGTCGGCGACGAGTCGGTGCCGTTCTAAAAATAGAAAACCCTGCGACGGCAACGACACCGTGCAGGGAACCCAGAGCAATCAGATCACAACAACAACAGACAGCCCATCGTAAAAAATGAACACAGCAGAAAACACGCAGACAGTCACATCAACCGCCGTGGTCGAGACGCCCAAAAGCGTCACGACGCCAGCTCAAATCAAATCGCCGATTAACTTCGGCGCGCAAGGGGTGAAGCTGGCCAGCCTCGAGGATGCATTCCGCTTCGCGAACGCCATCGTCGCATCCGGCTTTGCGCCGCGCGGCATGGAAAAGCCCGAGGCGGTCCTCGTGGCGATCCAGCTCGGAGCCGAGCTGGGTCTCACGCCGATGGCCGCACTCCAGAACACGGCAGTCATCAACGGCCGCCCCGCGATCTACGGTGACGCGGCGCTCGCGCTCGTTCGCGCCTCAGGCTTGCTCGAATCCTTCAACGAGGAGGAGGTGGGCGAAGCCGGCAAAGACACTTTCGGCGTGCGCGTCACGGCAGTTCGCCGCGATGGCTCGAAAGGCTGCGAGACGTTCACGGTGGGCGACGCCAAGGCCGCAAAGTTGTGGGGCAAGGCCGGACCCTGGACAGACTATCCGCGCCGTATGCTCAAGTTCCGCGCCCGCGGCTTCGTGCTGCGGGACGTGTTCGGCGACGTCTTGAAGGGCCTGCGCACCGTCGAGGAGGTCCGCGACTTCCCCGAGGAACGCAACGTGACGCCGCTCTCGGAAAAGGTGAGTGGCGGGCTGACCGCCGCGTTGACGAACGGAGGTGCCGCATGAACGCCGGGGAAATCAAGAACGCCGCGGTGATCAACAACGCGACGGAACAGTTTCGGGGCCTTCTCGAAACGCACTTCATCGCCATCGCTCGCTCCGCCGAGGAATCCTTCATTGAGGACGAGAGCCAAGCCGAGCCGAAGGCCAAGGCGTCGTTCGCGGTCGAATGGGACGCGCTCTCGCTCTCGCCTAAAGTCTCGGTCAAGATTGGTTGGTCGGTGCGCTTCAAGGACGAAAGCGAGTCAATGGTGGATCCGCTCCAGCAGAAACTCGACATCGTGGAGGGCGACAAATGAACATCGAATCAAACGAGGTTTATCACTCCAACGACGCAATCTCGCACAGCAAGCTCGAGCTTTTCCGCCGCCGGCCGATCTCATACTATCGCCGGTTTGTCGCGAAGACGCTGGCGCGACCGGAGGCAAGCGAAGCGTTCCGGCTCGGGTCCGCTGCGCATTGCGCGGTCCTGGAGCCTGACGCGTTCTGGGCCCGCTACGCTTTGCGTCCCGAGGGCATTGACCGGCGGACTAAGGCCGGCAAAGAGGAGTTCGCGAAGTTCGAGGGGGAGAACGCAGGCAGAACCGTAATCGACCAAGGCGAGGCCGGTAGCGTGCGCGAAATGGCCGTTGCGGTGCAAAATCACCCGCTAGCGTCGCAACTTCTGGCCGCTGGCTCACCGGAGTTGAGCTGGCGCGTTGCCCCCGCGGGCGGCATGGCGCTGCAATGCCGGACGGATTGGTTCAACCCTGCCGGCTGCGAGTTGAGCGGCGGGCGACCCTACGTCGCGGATCTCAAGACCGTCGAAAGCCTGGACTCGGACTCGTTCCGAAACTTCGAGCGCGCGGTGTTCTCGTTCGGGTATCACCGGCAGGCGGGCTTCTACCTCCCGCTGATCACGGAAATCCTCGGCTCGCCGGTCTTCGATTTCTTCTTCGTGGCCGTGGAAAAGATCGAGCCGTATGGCGTTGCCGTGTATCGCCTTTCCGACTCGGCAATCGCTCGCGGGCAGGACGAGACGGTCAGCGATTTGATTCGCCTGAAATCGTGTCAGGACAGCCAGCAATGGCCCAACATCGAACCGAGCCTGCGCGAGATCGGTCTACCGAAGTGGTACGGAGGTGCCGAATGAAGCCGCTCGTTGACTGGCTCCTCTGGATCGCGTTCGCCGCGGTTCTCATCGTGACCTATCCATTCATCTTCAACAAAAGGGACGACGATGATCTCTGACATTCTCACGACACTCGCAGTTTTCGCCGGCGCGCTTGCGCTCGGCTTTATGATCGGCGCGCACACTGGCTACAAGCGCGGGCGCGACGAGCAATGGGTCGAGAGCTTCTTCAACGCGCAGAAAATGCAACGCGAACGGCGCGACAATGCCGGCCGGTTTAAGCGAAAGGAAAAGCCATGAACAAACGAAAAGCACAGGAGGCGAAACGACTCAACTGCGACGCTATGCTCATCCAGTTTATGCCGGTCAAAACGATCGCGCGGGCCCTTGCGATGGGGCGCGGGACGATCTCCGAGCGGGCCAAGCGCGCGGGCATGAGCCGGCACTACATCACGAACAGCGAGATGCTGCTCCTGCTCAAACGGCGGATGGGAGGGTTCGAGAAATGAGCACGCTGACCTTCACCGTCCAGGGAGAACCAAAGGGGCAGCCACGGCCGCGAGCGTTCGCGCGGAAGATGGGTTCGATTCACGTCGCGCGGTTCTACGACTCCGACGTCGCCGACGCATGGAAGAACGCGGTGACGCTGGCGGTCATCGAAGCTGCGCGGAAGGACAAGTGGGCTCTGACTCTTCACGCGGTTTCGGTCTCGCTCAACTTCGCGATGCCTCGGCCAAAATCGCACTTCGGTGCCAACGGGCTCAAGCCGAGCGCGCCGGCCTTTCACGCGGGAAAGCCGGACGTGGACAACCTTGTGAAGTTGATTCTAGACCGCATCACGCGCAGCGAACGAATCTGGCGAGACGACTCCCAGGTCGCGAGCCTGACGGTGCACAAGTTCTACGCGGCCGGGAACGAGCAAGGGTGCTCGGTTTCGATCTCGACGCTGGAGATTTGAGTTTACATCGCGGGCGAAATCTGAAAGAAAAGAAACGAGGCCGTAGAAAGCCCAATCAAACATGACGGTTCAACCAATACTTTCCCGGCCAGTTTTCGCGAGGCGTGTCATGCGCCAATTTCTACCGCGGAAGCTGGTCGGGCTTTTTGTTTTATGACTACGAACGAAGACACGAAGGAAATAATCTGCGAAACCAAGATGCAGGTTTCCGCTTACATCATCGGCGGCGGCATTGCGATTGAGCAACTTGATCCAATGATGAACGAGTCCGGGATGATCGTTATCCACAAAAGCGACGTCGCGGCTTTGATTCGCGCTCTAAGCAAACTCAAAAAAAGCTTATGAGCATCGGATACACCAAGCTTTTTTCCAGCATCGTGACCTCGACGATCTGGGTCGAATCGGACCGGACGCGCATCGTCTGGATTACGATGCTCGCGCTTGCGGACAGGAATGGCGAAGTGCAAGCGTCGATTCCTGGGCTCGCTCGCCTGGCTGGCGTGCCTATTCCTGACTGCGAAGAGGCCGTTGCAAAGTTCATGGCTCCCGACCCGTATTCCCGCACGCTCGACGACGAAGGGCGACGCATTGAGAAGATCGAGGGCGGCTGGGCGCTGCTGAACCACGCCAAATACAGAGAGATGGCGAGCAGAGACGACAGCAAGGCGGCTAACGCGGAACGCCAACAAAGGCATCGCGAAAAAGCCAAGCGTAACGCCACAGTAACGCCGAGTAACGCGAAGGTAACGCATACCTTGCACATAGCAGAGGCAGAGGCAGAGGCAGAGGCAGAGGCAGAGGCAGAGGCAGAGAATACACATACAGCGTCGGTTCCCGCCGCGGTGCTCGTTGAGGGCCCTATCGCCGATTGCCCATTTCCGCCGGAGACCGCGAAGAAGGCGAAGCGCAACCCATCCGTTGACGCGCTTGAGGCGCAACAAATCTACTCGGCATATCCGCGCAAGGTTGCGCCATCCGACGCTCTCAAGGCGATTGCCAAGGCGATTGCGAAAGGCAAGACGCCTGCGCATCTGCTCGAACGGACCAACGCCTACGCCGCCGCAACTGCGCTCTGGGCCAAAGACGAGCTTCGGTTCATTCCCCATCCGGCAACCTGGTTCAACGGTGGGCGCTACGACGACGACCCGAAAACTTGGTTGAGCAAGGCCGCGCCTCAGTCCGAGTTCTCCAACGCCTTTTGATCAGCAACAACGACAACCCAACAAAAATGACAACGACAACGAAACAGATCCACACGACAGGAAAAAAGCAGACGCCCGAGGACGACGTGCGCACGCGTCTCCGCGCGCACATCATGGCCGGCGGAACTCCGAAGGAGTTCGCGCTCGGCGAAGGCAAACACTCGACGATGGCAAACAAGCTCCTCGTCGGCATGGGGCTCAAAAAAGTCTTCATCACGGACGAGGAGCACGCGCTCATCGTCAAGCTGCGGAAGGAGCGTGGCGCATGAAAACCAAACCAAAACTCTGCGCCCGCCGCATGTGGGGCAACTATTACGCGGGCGGCGATGTGCTGCTGCACACAACGCGCAAAGCAGCGCAAAGCTGGGCGCTGCATGACGCCACGCTTGCAGGCGTCCCCGTCGCTGTCATCCCGCTCCACGAACCTACCGCCCTCGGCGACTCAATGGTTTCCGCGCTCGTCGATCTCGGCGTGCTGTCGAAGCCGCGCAAAGGAGGCCGCAAATGAGCGCGCCCATCACCGAGGCGCACCGGGAGGCGGCAGTTGCAATTTTTGCAATTGCCATGAAGTCGGCGCACCACGGAGCAGCTTTCCGCGAGCCGTGCGCCCAACTCATCGCCGACAGCCAGGCGCGGGCGTGCGACCAACTCCGCGCCGAGGTGGAGCGGTTGAACGACCAACTAGCCAAAGCAGTTTGGGATACCGACGTGAATCGTGCCAATGCACGGGCGGATAAGGCCGAGGCCGAACTCGCCGCAGAGCGGGCGCGGCTGGATTGGGTGGAGAAACACGGACCGTGGGACCAGTGGAATGGTTTTAGGCAAACCGGTATCACGTTGCACGAAAACATCCGCGCCTCAATCGACGCGGCCATAAAGGAGGGTAAATAATATGTATCTATCAGACCATAGCAAAAACCTCATATCAGCGGAGGAGAAAGTCGCTGAGTTGATTAAACAGCGCGACCAACTCCGCGCCGAGGTGGAGCGGTTGGGGCGCGCAACCACAAACGGCCAAGTGAATTGGATGCAAGAGAGCGATCGGCAAAATGCCCGAGCCGAACGCGCCGAGGCGTCTCTCCATGCCCTACGCCTCGTTTGTGGCACGACGGACGCGGACAAGTTCACGACGTGGGTTGACCGCGCCAATGCCCGAGCCGAACGAGCCGAGGCCGAACTTGCCGCCGAGCGGGCGCGGTTGGATGATTTAGTCGCAGACCTGAACGATGCCTGTATCACGCTCGCATCCGCCAAGGATGACTGCGACGACTACGCTCTGCTGAACACGGGTTTTAAGCTAGAGGCTGTTCGCGATGTGTTGCTACAGTACATTCCGAACGCGGCCATGAAGGAGGGAGCATGAGCACGCCGACACCACGGACGGACGCAGTTATCTGGCCCTACATGACATTCGACGGCGCTGAATTAGTTCCCGTTGAACTCGCCCGCACGCTGGAGCGCGAACTCCACGAGTCGCGCAATGCGGAGAGGCTGGCCCGCGTGCAGCTTGGCAACGAGCGGGCGCGGCTGGACGACCTACTCTCCATCAACGCAACAGGCGCAGCGCGGCTGGCCCACGCAACGGCGCAACTCAAGGCTGAGCGCGAGAAGGTGCGGGCTCTGCGCCTAGCCTGCGAGCGCATTGTCGAACAGTGGGACAAAAACCACGACGCGGCACCGTTTCACGCCGGAAATGTAATGTATTCGCGGGCGAGCGCGGCGCTGGCTGAAACGGAGGACGCGCAATGAGCACGCAGCCGATCGCCGAGCTCGTCGCCGGCATCGTTCCGCCCGATTTTAAGCCCATGCCGGTCGATTACGAGGCCGCAAGCCTGTCTTACCTCGCCGAAGCCCGCAAACGCGACGCAATCGCCCGCTACGAGGCATCTGTTCCGGTCGCGATGAGGGCTTCGGACTGGGCGCATCCGACCTTGGCGCTTAATCAGGAGCAGATCGGGCGCGTCCTGGGGCATCAGGTAGGGCAGCGCGGGCTTTTGCTGACCGGCAGGACCGGCCGCGGCAAGACGAGAGCGATGTGGGCTCTGCTGCGTCGTCTCGCGCACGAGGAGGCGCGGGACATTCGGTATTTCCACGCGCAGGACTGGTTCGGCACGCTGCAAAGCTGCTTGAACTTCGGTCGAGACGACGCGCGAGGGTGGGTCGAGGCGGTCGCGCGCCGGCCGATCGTGTTCATTGACGACCTCGGGCAGGAGGCGATGCAGACCGCGCGCAGCGAGTGGGCGCTCTCGTGGTTTCTGCGGTTCCTCGACATTCGCGTGAGCGAGCGGCTGCCGCTTTACGTCACGACGAATCTCGACGCGCAGGGGATCGCCGAGCGCGGGGCTTTAAGCGTCCGCGGCGATCCGATGGTCCGCCGGCTCATCGAAATTTGCGAGCCGATCAAGTTCGTGTGAGCCGACTTGCGCAAGCGCCCAAATCCAGACTTGACAGACCGCGCAGAAGGCACGATGCCCATCGCGTGCGCGACTTAGGCAACAAACCCAAAAACATAAGCGGCCACGCGTGGGCGAAGCATCAACGACTAAACGCACAGCTCGCGAAACGCGGCGGACGACGGAGACATACAACATGGACACGAACAACGATAACGAGCGGCGCGAGTTAGAGGCTTTGCGCTTGAGCAATCGGGCCACGCGCTCGATTAACCAGCTAGAGGTACACCGCAAGAGCGTCGTCCGCGAATACGCCGAGCGCGTAAAGCGGTTGCGCAAAGTAGTCCAATCGATTCAACAGCGCGAGCAAATGGGCCTGCTCCCGATGGAGGGGCTCGACCACGTTTCCATTGGTGAGGAGGACATGGGCCTTGTGCACGATCCACTGCGGGGGCTCTAACCGTGATCACCTACACGCTCAACCAGGTGCCGGTCTCGCCCACGGCAAAATTCGACGGGGCGAGTGAAGGCGCACGCATCGTCGCCGAGGTCTTCGAACGCCTCTGTGAAATTGAGGAGGACAAGCATGACGCGGCCGCCGGCTTAGTTCGTCGGCTTGCAACGCTCGCGGACCTTTCGCCTGACGCGTTTCGCACCGTGTTGCGCTTTGGTTCGGGGGACATGACCACGGTGCTCCTTTCCTACGCTGACCAGACGGAGCATCGCGGAGTCACGCGGCAGGCGTTGCACTACCGGCGTCAGGAGGAGTGTCGCGCGATCAAACTCGTGTTCCCCGAGATCGCCCGGCTCATGCAGGAAGCGCGCGAGTCGATCAGCCACAAGGAGGGCGCGATGAGTAGCGCCGACGCGCTTCGGAGCTCGATGGGGGATGGAGCGTGAGGGCCGGCCAAAAGCCGAACGCGCGGACCCTAGGCGCTGACACGTATTGCGCCGCGGATGGCCGCAAATCGCACGCAATGGGCGTTTCTGCGCGTGCCTTGGCAGGGGGTGGGGTGAGGGATAGAAGACTTCTAGGGGCGGGAGAGGGGCGTGGGTTACGTGACC